GCAGCGGCTGGTTTCCTCGGCGCTCTTGTCTACGCTTTGTGGACCGGAGACTATCGGATGCCCCCTTGGTAAGACTCTCTAGCCAATTTCGATTTTCTGTTTTGAAAGTTCCCAATACATGTCCACGCGCTCTCGTCACCGGCCCGCATGGCCGACGCGAGAGCCTATCCGCGCATGTATCAGGCATGAGAAGGACTTGAGGAAATACGAGCATCCTCCTGTGAGCCTTATGTTTCGTGAGGGCGTGCCAATGGTTATTCGGCCGATCTATGGCAGCGGCTGCGGTTCGCCGGCCCAAGAATGCGCTGAGATTGCGGGAGCGGTTCAGTGAAGCACGAAACCATTCCTGCGGTTGTCCGGGATTTGATGATCGGACGGCAGCGTATCGTCAAGAATTGGGAAAAGGGGCATGGGCATCTTGCGCCAGCCGAAGGGTATTGTGCACTTAGTGCACTTGCGTGCGCGGGCACCCGCAATTGGCATGCGATATATAGGTTCCTGCTTCGTGCCCTACCCGCTGGCCAGCCCAGCATCCACCGTTACAACGACCACCCCACCACTACCAAGCAGGACATCCTGGATCTTTATGATCGGGCAATTGAACTGGCTTTGGACTAATCGCCGATGAACACTTTTGAGACTGGCCATATAGGCGAATGGACGAAGAGTCCAGAATTGCCAATGGACGGCCGAGTGCTTGATATCGAGGATTATTACGGTTTCCGCCTCAAGGCTTTCTACAATCACATGACCGATAAGTGGCGATCCTATCCAGAGGGATATTTGCTCGCTAATCGTGATGAGGTCTATCCCCTCTCTCAATGGAGAGAAACGGGAATAAGCGTTCTGATTTCTGACTGATCAGTTGAAGATATTGGACTAAAACTCAAATGTCAGCGCGAGGTCGAACTCCCGGATTTCGGATGTCCGAGGAGCATAGAGTTAAAATCCAGAATAGCAACATCCTCAACTGTTTGGTTGCGCATGTTCAAGGTAATCGGGAAATGTCCTCGACTCAGGTGAGCGCGGGGATCGCCTTGCTCAAGAAGGTCATGCCTGATTTGCAGGCTGTGCAGCATTCTGGCGACGAAGATAACCCGCTCGCGCTCAAGGATGTGACCAACGAAAAGCGCCTTGAGGCGTTCATGGCCTTCGTGGCGAAGACGAAGGCGACTTAGCTTCTTTCTGGCGTCGATACCAAGTGCGGCGGCTCATTCCTGCGGCAATCCAAGGCTTTTTGGCTTCGTTGGTCTGATCCCTCATCGAGTCTAGCGGCCTTCCGCACGATTTCAAGGGTGTAGAAGACGAAATCCTTGCAGGTTGGACAATATGGCTGGACCTCTCCGGCGTCCCAGAAACCTTTCTCTGGGACGTTGTATTCCCCGCAATCTTGGCATCTGCCTCTGAGAATCTGGGGCATGGTTCTCCTGTTGTTTTAATGGCCATGGCACTGAATGGCACGGTTTGGCACTGATTACAAGTTCTTGGCGCGGCGCTGCCTGAGTGCGTCAAACCCCGCTGGCCGCGCCAGCTTATTTGATTGGAGAAGTTGATATGACGAAGACTCGTTTTGGACTGCTCGCGGGCGCTGCTGCGCTCGTGGCTCTTCCGTTGGCGGCTTATGCTGGCGGCTCGTGGCAGACGCTGCCCATCGTTGGCGGGGCGAGCTATTGCGCCTCGACTGTGACTGGCGCGGGCAATCTCGTTGGCGGCAATGGTCAGGCTCAGAGCGGATCGATCTGCGGGCAGACTGTTCCGGCTGGCCCGGCGACGTTCACCGGCTCGGAAGTTGTTCCGATGGATCTGAACGCCCCCGGCACAACGAGCGGCGCTCCCGTTCAGACTGCGCTGGCGAACATCCAGCAGCTCTGGCAGGGAGCCTTGCTCGATGTGACCACGGTTGCGACGACTCAGACCATTCCGGCCGGCGTCACGTTCTACGCGCTCGACGGCGCGCAGGGCTCGGCTCTGACCGTCACGATGCCTGCTGTTGCGATCGATGGTCAGATTCAGAAGGTCATCTGCGAGGCTGCCACGGTTGGCGTTCTCACGGTCGCGGCGAATACCTCGATTGTGACTCAGGTCATCAAGGGCAGCCCCGGCGTGGCTTGCGTTGCCGGAACCGCTTACACCTGGCGTTACAACGCGGCCAACCTGACCTGGTATCGGGTCTGAAAGTGGCCCTCGAATACGTCTGTTTCAGCGATCAGCCCATTATTGTGCTGTTCGCTGATCAGCGGATCTCAACCATCCACAGGCAATGGCGTTCCTATGTGGTCCTGCCAGCGCCAAATTCTTTGAAAGGCAATTCACATGGGACGCAATGATATCGGTACTCAGTCGGGCACGAGCGGCACTTCGCGCGCCCTCAATTCCCAGAAGGGCGTCGGCGCTATGAAGCCGAGCGAATCCGGCGAGGGTCACGCTTCGGCAAAGGCTGCCAAGAAGCCAGCTGCTGCGCCAGAAGCTATGGCTCCTATCGCGAAGTGAGCGAATACGACCTGTGGTCAGAAGCCATCACGGTTTGCAATGCGCTGAAGAGCCAAGATCAAATCGAGATGGAATGGGCACGCTTGCTATCAGAGCAGGAGCCTATTGTTCTTAATGAACCGCATCGAGGCTAAGGCTTATCTCGAAAGCCTTAAGCCTGAACAGCTATCCGAGTTGGACGCCCTACTCGGCATCAAGCAAGATCCACTGACAGAGCTTAGGCTTAATCGTCAGTGGCAGCCCAGACCGCACCAAACAGCGCTTTGGAACTATCTCCAGGGTGGTGGAAAGCGGGCGATCGCGGTCTGGCATCGTCGCGCGGGCAAGGATGACATAGCGCTCAACTTTGAGTGCGAAGCGGCATTTACCAGAGTCGGGGAATACTGGCATCTGCTGCCAGAAGCGGCGCAGGGTCGGAAGGCCATCTGGGATGCCGTCAATCCGCACACAGGCATCCGGCGTATTGATCAGGCTTTTCCTCCTGAACTGCGAGCCACCACGCGTGACCAAGAGATGGTCATCAAGTTTAGTAATGGTTCGCTTTTCCGTGTTGTTGGCTCTGATAATTACGATAGTCTTGTCGGCTCTACTCCTGTTGGAGTCGTATTCTCGGAATGGGCGCTATCTGATCCACAAGCATGGGCGTTCATTCGTCCTATCCTTGTGGAGAATGGTGGCTGGGCGTTGTTTATCACGACGCCTCGCGGGCCAAACCATGCTAAGACGACGCTGGATCTAGCCAAGAGCGATCCGAACTGGTTCTGGGAAGTCTTACCGGCCACCAAGACTGGCGTATTCACAGCGGATCAGCTCGCAGATGAACTGCGGGAAATGCAATATGAGTATGGGAAGGAAGAGGGGCTTGCCTTCTTTGACCAGGAATACAACTGCTCATTCGAGAGTGCGCTTCGGGGCTCTTATTATGGGCCTGCTCTTACTCGCGCAACTAGCGATGGTAGGATTGGGGTGGTTCCTGTTGATCGGGCCGTCTTGGTTCATACTGGCTGGGATCTTGGCATTTCCGATGCTACGGCGATTTGGTTTGTTCAAAGAGTGGGGCGCGAGTTCCGCTTTGTGGACTACCACGAAACAACAGGCGTTGGACTAGATGAGTACGCGAGAATCCTCGACGCCAAAAAGCAACAGCACGGCTGGACCTATGGATTCCACTACTTCCCACACGATATCGCCCATCGGGAGTTATCGAATGGTGGACTTTCAAGAGTTGATACCCTTAGGGGCTTGGGAGTACGTGCCACCGTTGTTGAGCAGTCCCATGTGCAAGACGGGATCAACGCCGTTCGGCGTGTCCTCGATTCTGCGTGGATTGACGAAAAGCGGTGTGAGCGAGGGCTAAACGCTCTCCGCAACTATCAACGGGCATGGAATGAGAAGATGAAGATCTTCTCGGATGCCCCTCTTCATAATTGGGCTTCGCATGGCGCGGACGCTCTCAGGACGTTTGCCAGCGGCTATCGTGATCCAAGGGAAAAGAAGGTCCACATTCCATTGCCTTCTTTCACCAAGGACTTCCGGGACCGCAGCACTGACTGGATGGCGCGCTAGCAATGGTTATGCCCGCCGCTCCCGTTCCCACCGGCATGAAGGGATCGGGAGACGGCCCAGCCACGGAAGATGCGGATATCATCCTTGAGGCGCTTGAGCGCTTTCATGCCTGTCAGGAATGGCAGGGCGTCGAGGATGAGCGCTTAAGGTCGGACATTAAGTTCGCCAACGGGGACGCGAGAAACACCTGGCAATGGGATCACGGAGCTTACAATCGTAGGACGAACGGGGATGATTCAATCCCCTGCCTGACGATCAACAATACTCGCGTTCATAACGATATGGTCATTAACGACATGACCAAATCGAATTTTGAACCGAAGGTCAGACCGGTTGGCGGAAAGGCGAGCTACAAGTCCGCCGAAATGATGGAAACGCTGATCCGGCGCACGCTGGGTATTAGCAACTTTTCCGCCCATCGGCGCACCGTTGCCGAGCATCAGGTGGATGGCGGCATAGGATACATGTTGCTTGAGACCGAGTGGGTTTCGCATCGGTCAATGGACCAGGATGTATTCCTGAGAGCCGCAGTCGATCCAACCGGGGTTTATCTCGATCCGTGGATCAAGGAGCCGGATGGGCGGGACGCCAAGTTTGGCTTTGTGTTCGACAAAAAGTCGCGCCGAGAGTTCAACAGACGCTACCCTAAATGGAAAAACAGAGTCGGCGATCTATGCTGAAGGGGGCCGCGATCGCGGCGGGAGCAGCAACCATTGCGGCGGCAGACGCTGTCGCGGCAAAACCCGCAAAGCCGGAGAAGAAGGCCTACGGCCACGGTGCGAACCGCAAGTCCGGCGAAGCGGCGCCGCTATTCAATGCCGCGGTTTCATACGGCAATCTGCTCTTTCTCGCCGGAGTCGGCTATCACAAGCCCGGGACGATTCAGGAGGCCACCAAAGCCGTGCTTGACGAAATTGAGGAAAATCTCAAATCAGCAGGTTC